AGGAGGAGAAGTGAATATGTATCAGAAGCTGTGGCAGTATTTTCGTATGCCCATAGAGTATCTTCCTCGGCACCATCCTTTATAGTTACCCAAGCCATATTATTGTCCTCTTGTTATGGTTACTATTTTTTTAATCTGTTTATCAATAATCTCTTTTCGATTAGGCCATTTAATATAAACATCCTCAGGATTCTTTCTCAAATTATACAACAAAGGCATAATCATTTTTTCGAGCTTTAACAATTCTTCTTTATGTTTCTTTTGAAGAATATCAAGCTGTGTTTCATCACCTTGACGTAATTCTATTAGTGTATCTAATTTGTCCTCTAGACCACTTGTATCGACATTACTACCTGCGTCGGCTACTCTTTCTTTTATTTCCTTTTCATGTTCAGATACTTCTCTTTCATCTACTATATTAAAACCAAAATCAAAATCATCATCATAATCTTCTATATTAAAATCTTCTGCCATTTTACCTCTCCTATTTTAGTACAGGTTGGGCACCACCTGACAATATTTTTATGATGCCCAACCCGCGCGCTGGATGGACTAGAAGGCCTCACCAGCAACAAAATACTATGCTGTCTGAATTATTTGTGGGTTCTGCATCATAAGTTTAATTAATTTATCTATATAGATATCCGCTTCTCCTATTGGTTTTTTAAATACCTGTACATTAAAACCTTCTCTGATCGCAATTAAAATAACTATCTGTTCTGGTAAACATCCTGTCATCTCAAAAAACGCCATTGCATAAAAGAATGCTTGAATATAATAATCTTCAATCCATTCTTCTTTTTTTTCTCTCTTGGATGTTTTAAAATCTATAACTGAAAGAACACCATGATACTCTGCAATACAATCAGTTGTTCCGGCAACTTTAAATTTATCACTATATAATGGAATTTCTAATCCTATTATTTTATCAATATTACTAAGTAAGAAACGTAAACGATTAAACACACTTCTTGCTTCTTCATTAGTGGTCATTAAGTTTTGATTATATAAGTATCTTTCACATAAATTATGTACAGCAGTTCCTAATGCAGCAGACTCTTTCGATATTCTATTAGCTTCTTCATCACCAACCCTATTTCTCCATTCAACTAAACTTGGTTTAGGTTGTTTACCTAAAATAGATGTAATAGATGGATAATGATGACCATCTGGTGTTACATATACTCTTTGACCATCTACTGATTGCCTCTGTGGAACTTTTAAATCATCAATGTCATCTACATGAATAAATTTTTTCTTCAATTGCCTCGTACCTCTATTGTAGAACCAGGATGTGCATCTTTAACTGCTTTTAATCTTTCATTAAAATGACTAGGAGGTTTTAACAAACCTTTTGTTGTTTCAAGCATAGTTGGATCAATAGGTTTTGGGCTTCCAACGATCCTTATTATATACCCAACCTTATAACATTTCGGACATGGTTCCTCTAAAGGCACATCCATATTTGCAATAGTATAAAACTCTTCAAATGTATGTGAACATCCATCACATTCAAAATCATATAAGGGCATTATATACTTACTCCTAAAGGTATTTCAAATTGAGCAAATTTGTTTTTCCATTTAAAAAATGATTCACCATGATTTGTTCTATTTAATGTCATCCATTGCCATTGATGTACCATTTCATGTGCTAATGTAAAAAGAAATTCATTCTTATTAATAAAGCGATCTGCTATAGATAAAACACCATAGACCTTTCCTCCTTCTTCTTCATAAGGAATATGTTCTGCATGACATCCTTTTTTTTGTAAAATTTCAATATCATAAAACGGATTTACTCTGTTATCAAATATTTCTTCGTTTAATATATTAAACCAACGCGTAATAAGATGTTTGGTTGGATAGAAGGTTTTTAAATATCGCTCCTCACCTATTTTATTTTCTTTATAGGCACGTGATAAGTTAGTTTCATCTCCACGAACGGCTTGAATAACTGGATTTGATTTTGAAATATACACTCGTATCTCCTCATTATTATTTTATTGGTCTTCCACTTGTTCTTCGAGATACTACCTCTGATTTTCTTTGTGTAGTATTACCTCTTACTTCTCTTTTAGTAGCTGTAAAATCGCGTATGATCGTATACTCACAAGTTATTTTATTACCAAAAGATACAGCACTATATAAAGATTTATCCCACGTTAATTTCATAGGAAAACTTGATACCTCAGCAACTTCTACTGTAATATATTTATTTTTAATAGCTTCCACAACTACAGCATCATACTGTTTAGGTTTCTTTTTTCCTGCAGGAACATAATCAATAGTTGTTTTTAAATCTGATTCTTCCATTGTTATACCTTTCTATATAAATCTGGAAATACTTCCAATACTAATTTTTCTGTTAAACCTTTTATTTTAAATTTCTTTCTCAACATTTGTTCATATATTAAAGCTTCGGATGCATGCATAGATTCTAATATTTGAATCAATAGTTCCTTCATTCGTTTTTCTGTTAAATCTTTACCCGACGGATGACCATCTGCAAATATAGTACATTTAGGTATTTCTGAAAATAAATTTGACGGATTTAACCCTACAGGTGCGTCATCTGGTTTATAAGATGGAACATCTATTTTCCATTTAATATTAGGATCAAATACTCCCTGTAATACTGCTTTAAATAATACGTTACCCCTTTGTTGTTGTAAAAATCCTAATTTTTCTTTTCTTGATTTCAAGTTTTCAAACTCGTAAAATAACTCAGAAATATATTTTGTCATTTTGTAAAATCTCCCATATTCTCCATTAAATACTTCAGTCTATTCTTAATAAAATAATTCATCAACTGACCATGCTGATATTTTTTATCCTTATTATATTGTTCAAGGATAGTATCATTAATCTCCTTAGGAATGCAATCAAAATCAACTAAAACTTTATTCCTGTCCCATCCACGTTTCATATCATCATTAAAATCTTTAGGATCCATATCTAACCAAGTAGCTACTTTTTTCTTTGAAATTGGTTTTTGTCGAACACCTTCAACAATACAATTATCAGCTGATAAGATATTTGGAATACCATCTCCCTTATCACCCCTGATAGTGTGCTCTTTTAAGTATTTATAAGGATCAATGCCATTAACCATTTTAGATTTCAGCGGAGACCATTGTTTTACCCACCTGTGTCTATGCAATTGAGTAAAATCTTTGTCACTAGATACAATTAATGAAGGTTCTTTGAATGATCTAGCCAAAACAGCAATTACATCATCACCTTCTGCGTGTGCTACCCTAATTACTTTATATGGAAAAAATGTATCTATCTCAACAATAATCCTACTTATTGTATCAAATAAAGCACTCCAATCTAAACCACTTTCTTTTTTCTGTTTTTCCCTCGCTACCTTTCTATGGGCTTTATAATATGGATAAACTTTCTTTCTCCAACTAGAATGAAAATCAGTACAAATGACAATTTCACCATACTTATTTTTATGTTTGTTTCTATATGAACGGATACTATTCAACACCAAATGTCGAATAAAGTCCTCACTAAATCTTTCCTCATCTGGTACTTTATGGGCTACCATAATAGAACCAACAATCACATTACTAAAATCAATTAATATCATTCACCTTCCTCTATAAATTTAAGAGCTTTATAACCAGGTTTCATATGATCTGGCATTTTTGGGATCGGGCCAAGATTCTCAACTTTAATAACAGAATCTAAGCGAAATGATCTCCAAGCATTATTCTCAACATCCCACACTGGTAATACTTCTTCATTTTTAGGAATTGCTTCTTTCATTATCTGATTAGTATGCTTTGTTAATAAGTTACTTAATGTACATACCATTAATCTTTCATCACCATTTTTTTTCGTAAAAGTAACCTTCAATAACTTGTTCTGTAAATCTTCGATTAATTCTTCCCTATTAGGGATTTTAACTATTTCTGTCATTCATCTTCCTCCTTAAAAAATGTATCTTCTTCAATCTTACCAGTCATCAGTCCTTCTGTGAATGGTTCTTTCTGTATCTGTAAAGATGGTATATCTAT